CTCATCTTTCATACCATTAAGAAATTTCTTAGCTTTTGCAACTTCTTCTTTTAGTGTCAACTTCTTTTTTCTAATATCTCTTTCATCGTCAATATCCTCGTCGTATGAGAAGTTATCTTCAATTAAGAAACTTATTTCGTCATTATCTAAATGACTTTTTGTTGACTTGTAATATTCTTTTAATAACGCAGTATCATCTACGCTTGAATAGTCAGCGTTTAATCTAACGTATTCTTCTATGCTTCCGCCAGTGTCCTCCATAAACTTAACCAGGTTTTCAATATTTTCTGGTAAAGCTCTTTGAGGTGTGGCTTCTACTTTTTCTTCAATAACAGGTTCATTAGTTTGAACTGCAACTGGAGTATCTTCAATATCAGATACTTCTTCTAGTATGCTTTCTTCTTCGCTTTCTTCTTTTTCTTTTTCGCTACTACTTTCTTCTTTGTTGTTGCTCTCGCTGACGATTTCATTTTCCCGTACATCTTGATTTGTGTTTTTAGTTTGAAATTCTTTTAATTTTCCTAGGTCTAGTTTAATAGTCCCGTCTTCTTTTATCTCTCTATAAGAGATTTCATCTTTAGGTGTTTCAGTTTGCGCTGCTTCATTAGTTTCGGCAACGTTGTCTTCAACAACCTCTTCGATTGGTTGGTTTTGTTCTGACATAATATAATATAATTAAATAGTTAAAAATTTATCACCTTGGTTCAAATTGCTCAAGACCAAATCCACCTAAGTTATCCATTCCTGCGGATTCAAAACTTTTGGGTGGCGCATTATTTTTTCTTTGATCTATGAGCTCACTTTGCTGTGAGGCTTGTATTTTAGTTCTTTCGTCTTTACGGTCTTCTTTAAACTTGTCTTTGTCATTTACTTGCTTTAACTGCATTTCTTGCAGCTGCATGTTTAAATTAAACTCGTGCTCCATCAATTCTTTCTTTATAGCTGCTTCTCTTTCCATCTTAGCTATTTCTAATTGATTTTTTATTTGCTCTAACTGGGCTTTAGATTCTGTTAGCGCTTGTTGCTTTTGCATATCAGCCTGAGCTGCTGCTTGAGCGGATTGTGTATTAGATTGCGTTTGAGCTTGAATGTTTCTTTGTTGTTGCTCTTGATCTAATTGTTGTTTCTTTTTTCTACGTATTTTAAGAAGCTGATTAGCTAATTTTATATTACGCACTTCTCTAACTTCTATAGCGTCCTCTAAATATATCTGACCAGATTGTAAGGCTACTTGTATATTGTTTTCAAGCTTTGCTTTTTCTTCTTCATCTGGTGTTAATTCTAAGAATATACCAAAATCATGTAAATGCAGATTAGCCATTTCTTCCAACGTAGATACATTGAACTTACCTAATGTTTTTATAAAAGACTCTTTAGTCGGTGAATATTCTATAACATCAGAAACACGCATTGCAATACACTCTGCCATTGTTAGGGTTATATACAAGCTTGATTGCAATAAGTGCCTTGTTGCTGTGTTAGAATTTGCTGCGGCCATTTTTTGTAGACCTACTAAAGCATTCTTATCTGGTATTCCGCCATCTCTAGCTTCGTTTAAACCAGTTACATCACGCATCATCTGTAAGTAATAATTGTATGTACTTATAAGTGCGTTTATTTTATTGTTACCACCGTTTGAATTTAATTCAGTAATAGGCAGCCTCCCTCTGTTCATATCACCGTCTTGCGTCATTGATCTACCAATAACACTACCGGTTTGGAAATACATGTTTAATGCTTCCTGAGGATTATAATTTGTTCCGTTACCTAAATCTATTTCAGATAAAGCATCAGCGTCTAAATAAACACCGTCAGGTACCACTCTAGATAATACTTGTTGTAATTTTAAATGTGTCAGTTGAATCATATCCGCAAAATTAGTCATACGACTAACTAAAGATTCTATTCTACCCTCATACATTCTAGGTGCACAGATAGCGTAACTCATTTGAGCTTTTGTAGTATCTGCTTTAGGTCTTATCATATTTTTCTTAAGTTCCCACTTAAGTATGTCACTGCTACCTATAACTTTAACGCCTTCATATATTACTTCTATAGCTCTATCAACTTTTTCAAAGTCATCATTAGCTGGTGGATTAAAGGTATCATTTTTTTCAATAGCTTTACTACCTCCGGTAGACGTTTTCTTTATTTTATGTACTTGAGTAGCATAGGTTTTATATTCAAAATATAGAACAGATATGCTATTGCTTTCATTTGATTTAGAGTTATACCCACTGTTTGTATAAGATGTATTATATCCTTGGTAAGATTCTAACTGCTCATCTGTTAACTCAGGAAATTCTTTTTTGAGTTCATTAACGTATATTTCTTTTACTTCACCTACATAATATATATCATCAAAGTAAGGCGAATCTGTATTTGAATATACAAGATCAACTGGATCTACATATTCTACTTTAATACCCTCTGCTTTGTTAAATGAACTTTTAGCAGCACCAATACCTATAACGGTTAAATCTCTTTTTACACGCCTAGATACTAATTCGTATTTGTTTTTATCAAATATACTGTTTATAGCTTCTTCTTCAGCAATTTCAATTGCTTGCTTGTACTCAAGCTGCATGTGTATTTCAAGTTCTTCTGATGTTTCAGGTAACTTGCTTTGATCTGTTTGGTATATATCAATTCCTAATTGACCAGCAACCGCATCGTTAAATGGCTTAGCTGCCATATCCTCAGCTATCTTAGTTACATAATCTGTTCTTTCTTGTATTGAAGCAGGATCTTGCGAATAAGCTTTTATTTCGTATGACCTATCTGCCATACCGTTAACAACAATATCAACAAACTTTGGTATAATTGGCACAGGTTTCCAATCTAGGTTCATGTAAGATAAATCTCCATTGATAGATAATTCATCTTTATATTTTCTAACAGACTGTTCTCCTCTGGCGTATAATCTTAAAGAGTGAAAAGACTGTCTAGACGTAGAATATCTACCTGACCCACTCCTACCGTTGTATCCGTCTTTAGAATTAAACCACTCGTGCTCTATAGCTCTACCAACTTGTGCTCCGTATTCAGCACTCATTTTCTCTATATCGCTAACCGCTTGGCTTGGAAAAGAACTTTTTATAGCTTTATTAATCATTTATTTATATTATTTGAGATCTGTGCCCTTTATTATCATACCTTTTTATCCCAAGATTTATACTTTTAACTTTTCTTTCTTGCGTTGGAGCATAAAGGTTTTTGTTGCAAGCCATAATAGCTAAACCTGAACTAATCGACGCATCAAACTTTGTTCTATTATTTATATCAAACTTAACCCAGTCTTCTAGGGTTCTGCTAAAATACATATCTCCGTAGCCGTCATTTATTCTACCCACGTATTTTTCTATGTATGATTCTATAGCTGCAGCGTGAGATTGTTTTATGTCGTTTGAAGAGTTTGGTATTCCACCAATTTCTTTTTCTGTTATTGAAAGCTTATTATAAGTTTTATCTGGCCTATTCATTGAGTACCCTCGGTACCCTCTTCTTTTGAAATGATATAAAAGTCGAGGTTTATTGTTCTCAACTAATATAGGCATTCCGTAAAATACACAAGCCATTAGTACATCTTCAAAAAATATTTCAGCTGTTTGAGGTCTTGCAACATATTCTAAGAAAAAACTATTAGCAGGAGCTTCCTCCATTGAATATTTAGTTAATCCGTGTAATGCACCATTAGATCCTACACCGTCAACAGTTCCTGATATATCATAGCTATCACATCCAAATGCACCAACGTGATCATTTGCTGGATATTTTATACCATTTTTTAATCTAACTCTATTTTGCATTTCTAATTTAGGAACCCAGCTGATTTTAAACCTACCGCTTTTGTTAGGCATAAATTCTACAGTGCTATCTTTAACACCGTCTTTCCATTGAAAGCTACCAACAGTCACTAAACCATTTCTTTGAGCATCTTCATTATAATCTATTTGCTCGTATAGTTTTGTTAAGTTAAATAAAGATTGTTTTGTTTCATCTCTAAACGCATGATTCTCTGTTCTTGGGAACTGACGATAATATTCATTTAAACCGTCTTGATCACTCTTTAATCCTTCAACTTCGTTTTCCCAATATTCTATTACACCTGTATCAATTAATTCTCCTTGAGGCCCTTTAGTCGGTTTGTTAGGCGTTTCGAAGACAGGAAGTCCATAAGAATCAATGTATCCTTCGTAGTTCCATTCCATAGGTATGAACAAAGAATATAATCCTGAGCGAGTTTGTCCATTGGCGTTTCTTTTTGTGGCATCTGAATCATAATATAATTTTTTAAAATTATCACCACCTTTATCTAAAGCATTTGATGTACTACCCATCATGCACTTACCTATTACTTTAGAACCTAATCTTAAACAAGTTTTAGTTACCCTCCAGTTGTTTAATATGTTTGTTGGTTTTTCCCACTTTCCACTTTCATCGTGTACTAGTAGTTTTAATTTTTCACCGTCGTACGAGTTGTCCCCGGTGTTCTTCCAGTCGATCGTTGTGTCGAGACCGGTGATCTCCTTAAGTTGTTCGTTGGTGTCGAGTTTCTTACGGGTAAACTTTGACGCGGGTACCCTGTACGCGAGTTCTGTCTTCGGCCTGTCCATACCGTCCTGGATTGGTTTGAAGAAGAAGGGGTAATTAACCGAAATGGGGACGACCTTATCAGTAAACATCTTTTTGGCGTCTGGCCCTGACTTTGATAAAATGCCAAATCTTGAATCTGTGGATATTGTTGCCTGATTAACCGTCTCGCCTGATGCCATGAAAGAGAAACCTGACCGTCTGTTCTTAAGATAACACATTCCGTAACACCGTACATCCGCTTTACAAGCCTCCCAGAAGATATAGAATAATCTGTTTGATTCCCTAAAGTCTGGCTGCCCAACATCAATCTTGGACCACTGCAAGTACATGTAGTGAGTGCCAGTAATATAAGTAGGAATGCCTTTATTATTGAACCAAAAACCTTCTTCCCTTCTTTTAAACTCCTCGTCAATATAGTCATACCATTTGTTTTTAAATTCGCTAGGCCTTTCTTCCCAGTCAAATACTGATTTTATTTTACTTAATTCTTTAGGCTGATCTAAGTGCTTCCATCTTTGCTCTAATTTATTGTCGGATAGCTTATAACTATCTTCAGCTAGCGGCAACGCTATTTTTAAACCTTGTATTTCATATACTTCACCAATCTTACCTGTCTTAGATATAATAACCATATCATGATCTTTATTATATCCATACTCCCACTTCTTGTATCTGTTTTCTTTTTTTAATGTATGAGGCTTTATGAAGTCTTTTAGTATTTTTACTAATGTTTGTTCGTAAATCATTTAGACCTGCCTTCTGCGAAACCTTTAAAAGACTTTTCTTTAGTTTCTTCTTTAGGATTCTCGTTTAATATATTTTCTTCAGCTTCAATTCTGTTTAGTATTTCAAACGCATCGAATATTGCTAATTTTTTAGTAGCCGCAGCATTTTTCAATCTATCCGCAGATAAATCATCTTCAGAATCTACAATTGCTTCTTTAGCTACTTTAATAAGTTCTTCCACAGCCTTTTGCCCAGCTTGGATTATATTCAACTTCGTCTCCTTTGTATTCATATTTAATTGTAATATCATTAGTACGCATTCGGTACAATCTATCATCATCTATTAAAAACTCATACTCACTACTAGGACTGAAACCTAAGAGGTCTCCCTCGTTTATTTCAAGCGCTTTTAAAGAACTATTACCATATTTTAGTATACCAATATGCTTTTGTTCTTTTTGAGTGCTTATAATTGAGTTTTTACTATTCTCTACTATAGGCTTGATAAAGCAAAAATCTCTAGGAGCTCTCCATTTATCGCCTCTGTTGTATAAGAATATTTGATCGTAATAACAAAAGTACTTATCTTCTTTAAAGTAAGCGCTGCTGTTTTTTTCTATCCCGCGCACATCGTAAAATCTTCTAAAGATATTGTGATGCACTATAACCTCGTCATTAACCTGTATATCAGTTTCACCGATTAAAGGTATCGATTTAACAATACCTACTCTATTGACAAACTTATGATCGTCCATGGTAGTATTAATTATTAATTTCTTACCACCAATATCTACTTCATTAGTATACCTACTTTCTTTAGGCTCTATAATGAAGCTGTATAAGCTTTGCATTAGTATTCTAAATTATATTCAATTGATATAGCCATGTTAGAATTAAATTTCTTCCACGGTATAACTTCGTTATTTTTTGTTATGTAAATATTGTAAGAGCCGTCTTTTTGATTATGCAATATATCAGAAATACAATGCCCTCCGTAAACCTGTTGACCTACGGAGTAATGCATTGCTTCATTTTTATAGTCAGCGCCTATACTTATTTTTCTAATCAGCTTGCTCATCAGACTGTTCTTGTATTTCTTCGTAACTACCGTCTTCTAAATTAACAGTAATTTTCCCATACTTTTCTTCTAGTGCAGCGCTAGTTTTTTCAGCGTCAGCTAATAACTGTGCAAATGAACCTACAATTTGTGCTTTCTGCACTTCTAACGCTCCCATGTCTGTAAGCATTCTAGTTTTAAGGTTCTGCTGTTTTACTAATTCTTCTAATTCTACTTGTTCGATTTTTTTACTCATTTTAAATTTGATTTAATTATTAATTACTTATATATATATTACGCAAAGTGTTGATTACTTTCTAAGTATTACTTGTTTTTTCTAACAGCAGCACCGAAAAAATAACCGAATATAGATAAAACTATACCTTCACATATACCTATTAAGTGTATCCACACTTCTTTGTTAGATTCAGGAATCTGTAAATAGACTATAGCATATATCATAAAAGCAAAAGCGCCAAGACCTACTATACCGGTTAGGTTGAACATAAAATCAATTTGTCCTGTCTTAGCTTTTTCAACTTCTCTTTTACGAGCGCTATCTCTATCCGCTACCTCAAGATTGTACAATTCTACAAGTTCTTGATGCATTAATCCTTTATCCTGACTAGGTATTTCCGGATCAGAGTCTATTAAGTTTTTAACAACACCTAATATACCTTTGTCTGGTAAACTTCCTGATACGAAGCCAGGCAGCTTTTTTAATAAAAACTGACCAACTTTAGTATCTTTAAACTTCTTCTTGTTTTTCATTTAGCAATTCCATTTTCTTCTAGCAGCCTTACCTCTTTCAGACTTCCAGCTTTTTGATCTAGCACAAAAAGATTTTCTACGCTTCCAAGCTTTACTGCCTCTTTTTAATTTTGAAGGAGGTGTTGTTACTGCTGTTTTTAACTTACTGCCGGGGTTATCTTTTCTATATTTAGCTACGCCTTTTTTAGACATACCCCCTCCTGCTTTTGATCCAGAACCACTACCTTTTTTTACTTTACTGTAGTAGCCTTTAGATTTTTTTCTAGACGGCGCGTTTTTTGTAGCCATAAACTATTACGCTATTATTGCGTCGATAGCAGATTTTTGGTCAGCTGTTAAGTTTTCTACAAATACAGGTATAGCCATTTTTAATACTAAATGACGGTGATTTCTGAATAAGTCTCCAACTTCGTCTTCTGATCTGTCAGCTTCAGCAATTGCTTGAACTCTTTCGCATATTGCAATTGAATCTAAAGAAGCGTTGATGTCTACTAAAGCTTGTTCTTGTGTGTAATCTTCCATTTTTTTTAATGTTTGTTAATGTTTATTTATTATTTATTTTCTAATTCTTTTACTTTAGCAGAAAGCTCTTGTACAGCTTTTACGAGTATAGGTATTAGATTACCATATTTTGCTTCTATACGATTTTCACTTATTTCGTATACTAAATCTAATATTTCGTTTTCCCCGTCAGGCATAGCTTCTTGTAATTCTTGAGCTATAAATCCTACACGTTTTTTACCTTGCTTAACTTCAGACATATGTTCTGGCCTGAAATCCCATTCAAACTCTACAGGCCTAACTGAATCTATAAAGTCTAAACCAAAGCTACTGTCTTTTACGTTTGTTTTATCTCTACCATCTGATAATGCTGCAATTGATTGATCAGCACATCTAAATGCACTAATATTAGCATCACCTAATGTTATTTCATTTGAAACATCTACAGCAGAAGCCGCAGCGTCTTTACCTATTATAATATTATTAGAACCCTCAGTTAAAGCGTCACCGGCGTTAGTACCAAGTATAGTGTTACTACCGCCAGTAGTAATAGCAACCCCAGCTTGTCTACCAACAGCCACGTTATTAGAAGCCCCGTCTTGTACCTTGAGGGCCTGGCTTCCAATAGCTATATTAAAGTTTCCTGTATCTTCAGCCTGAAGTGCTTCAGCGCCTAATACCGTATTTGCTACACCAGTTGTAATTCCATTACCAGCAATCCCGCCAATGACTGTATTATACACCCCTGTTGTCATTGCGCGCCCTGAGTTTTTACCAACAGCTACATTATAACCGCTATTTCCTGCGTTTAGTACTTTTAACGCTTCATCACCTATCGCAACATTATTACCATGACCATCTTCGGCGCTTAAAGCAAGGTAACCTATAGCTACATTATTAGAACCTGTTGTTAAAGCATCACCGGCTTGCATACCTATAATTACATTTTGATGACCCGAGGTAAGTGCGCTACCGGCTAAACCACCCATAACTGTATTATGCGTCCCTGCTGTTAACTCTTGACATGCGCTATGACCTATTGCAACGTTGTAATTATTGCCATCGTTATTTTGTTTGTTTAAAGCGTAGTAACCAATAGCTGTACTATTACCCCCCGTGTCTTCCTCTGATAATGCTCTAAAACCTATAGCTATGTTATGATTCCCAGTTGTTAAAGCGTCACCCGCTTCAGATCCTAATAATGTGTTTTGTACACCCGTTGTAATCGCTTGGCCAGCATTATATCCAATAGCAGTATTATATGACTCAGCGCCTGCGTTTAGAGATCTTAAAGCATACCAACCAACAGCTGTACTTCTACCGTGACCATCTTCACTACCGAGCGCTTCGTAACCTATAGCGACGTTTCTAGAGCCTTCTGTTAAAGCATCACCTGCTAACCCCCCTATTATAGTGTTGTAAATACCTGTTGTCATCTTTTCACCAGCATTAGATCCTACAGCTACATTATAAGCGTTACTTCCCGCATCTTGATCTTTTAAAGCTCTATATCCAATAGCTACATTATAACTATGAGTATCTTCAGCTTGTAAAGCTGCAAAACCTATAGCAACATTCCTAATACCAGTTGTTAAACCTGTACCAGCGCCCTTACCTATTAAAGTGTTTCCTGCACCTGTTGTTACTGCATCTCCAGCTAAACCACCTATAATTGTATTTGCTGTACCTGTTGTTATATCGTTACCAGCTTCATACCCTACAGCTACATTATACGCACTAGAATCAACATTTTGGTTTTGCAAAGTACCTCTACCTACAGCCACGTTTCTGCCACCAGTATCCTCGGCACTTAAAGCGTTCGCGCCAATAGCCACGTTATCAGAGCCTGTAGTCAATGCATCACCTGCTAAACCACCAACTATCGTGTTTGTTGCACCTGTTGTTACAGCTTTACCGGCTTGACTACCAATTGCTACATTATAAGCATCTGCTCCTGCGTTTTGAGCTACTAAGGCGTGATAACCAATAGCTACACTGTGACCATGCCCGTCTTCCGCGCTTAAAGCACCATATCCTAAAGCTATGTTAGCAGTACCTGTCGTAATAGCATCTCCAGCAAGTCCACCTATTAAAGTGTTTGTTGTACCTGTTGTTACAGCTTTACCAGCTTCAAATCCTACGGCTACATTATAAGCATCAGCTCCTGCATTTTGCGCTCTTAAAGATTGATATCCAATAGCTACATTAGTACCATTAGCATCTTCCGTTAATAACGCTTCATAACCTATAGCAACATTACGTGCGCCAGTCGTTAAAGCACTACCAGTTTTAGCACCAAGTAATGTATTGTAAAGACCTGTTGTTACAGCTGTACCGGCTTCGTAACCTACTGCTACATTATAAGCATCAGCTCCTGCGTTTTGAACAGATAGAGCACTATATCCAACAGCTACGTTATATCCGTGAGCATCTTCAGCGCTTAAAGCACCTGCGCCAACAGCTACGTTTCTAATACCTATTGTTAAAGCGTCACCAGTAAGATTACCTACCAACACATTATCTGTTGCTGAAAGAATTGCTCCACCGGCTGTATATCCTAAAGCTGTATTTCTATCACCTGTTGTAATAGCATCTAAAGCTCCGATACCAACTCCAACATTGTGCTCAGCAGAAGATAAAGTTCCGGTTGTGCTATGCCCAATAAGTATACTACCTGTAAAGTTAGTACCTTCTATTTTAAAGTTTTCGAAATTCGTATTAACATGTCCAAATGCAGCTCTCAGAGTATCTCCTGTACCGTCATTAGCAGCTGAACCTATATTTATTGTTGTTATCGCCATTGTTTATTTTTTATGTAATTGTTTGATCTGCATTAAAAGCTATAGAATCTACTCTAACTTCAGCATTGTCTACTGTTATTAATCCTCCTAATGTTACATCAGGGTTAAATAAAGATTGTACGTGTTCTAGGCTTAGAGTTAGCTTTAATAAAGGCATATTAATAAAGTGCTATTACGTCAGTTGTAGTTGTACCTATTTTAAATACTCTATCTACTTGCACGGGTAGTAAAGTTCCCGCTGCTACGTTTTGAAATAATACAGCTCTGTATATTTCGTAAGTTTCATTTCCGTCAGGAAATTTATCAGAATTAGAGTTAGCAATATCTTTTAAGCTAAGTGTAGTGGCACTATCTATAGCACCCACAAAAGCAGCAAAGTCACCGTTGTCTGTTGTGTTTACAGCAATGTCTCTTAACTGAACACCGCCTCCTGTGATATTGAAGTCAGCAGTCGAGTCTACTAGTTTATTAGCTGTATTTCCATCTGCTGTACCTTTTGCTACAGGATCGCTTTCCCCGGATAGTAGCACACATACATCACCTGCAGTACCTATATATAATGCAGCTCTATTAGAAGCATCAACATCTGTTAAGTCTCCTAAGTTTAAATGATTGCTCGTGAAATCTAAAGCAGCACTACCCTTAGTACTACCATCTTTTATAACTACAGCTCTATTAATAGTTTCAACACCATTTTTTTCTCTGTAATTAACATCGTTTTTATGGGAGTTCCCAATAATATCTCCGTATGCCATTTGTTTTTTGTTTATCTAGTTTTATCGTTATTTATTAGTTCAGTTGCTTTTTTCATTACCTTATCGGTGTAGCTTAAACCTTTCATAAAAGGATTATGTCTTTCACCTACCGGCAAGTCAGCCTCGCCTAATAATATTTTATATATTTTATTTATTAAAAGTTTACACTTAGTTGATACTTTATATATATTGTACTTTTGTGTTGTTTTATTTCGCTTTCTCCAAACAACAATCCATCCTTCTCGCACTAATCTTCTCCACCGGTCTTTATCCCAGGAATACGTATATATACCGTCTATATAATCTTGTCTACTAAAAAGATCAATACAATCAAAATATATTAACAATTCTAAATCAGCACTTGTTAAGTTATTTGTTTTACACGCCCATCTTCTTACTATTCGATAATACTTAAGCAAATTTAACTCTTTTAAATCTTTTGCTTCAAGTCTTCTCATAATACAATAACTACATCCTGTTGTTTGATAACTAAAAATATTTCATCGTCTATCTCCACATTAAACCCAGCGTGTTTATCATAGTATATATTATCACCTGTTTTTACGCCTTTTATTAGTTCTCCCGCAGATATTATTTTACCTTTACGATATCTTATATCTTCTTTTAGTTTCTCGCTAAGTATTAACCCGCCTTTTGTTTTAGTAGGCTTTTCTTTTGTTTCTTCTATTACTAAAAATAATCCTATTGCTTTCATATCTCTCTCATGTTACTGATTACACAATCGGTTGATAATATTGTTGTAGCTACGGATACTGCATTTTTTAATGCTGTTTTAGTTACTAGCACCGGGTCAATAATACCGGCTTTAATCATATTTACATCTTTACCGTTTTTAACATCAATACCTCTGTTTTTGATTTGAGGATATACTTCTGCTAAACCTGCATTTTGTAATATTATTTTATAAGGAGCTTTAATAGCTTCTATAAATATTTTTTGACCTTCTGTTTTATTACTTAACTTACTTGCCGCGTTTAATAAAGCGATTCCGCCACCAGCTACGATACCTTCCTTTATTGCTGCTTTCGTAGCATGGATTGCGTCGTCCACTCTGTCTTTTTTCTCCTTCAGCTCGACGTCGGAATTAGCACCTACAGTTATGACCGCTACATTTCCTGATAAAACGCCTAAACGTTCTTGTAGTTTTTCAGTCTTTAAACTAGGTGTATCACTATTAAGTTGATCTTCTATTACTTTAATTCTTTCTTTTGCTTCTTCTGGCATATTAGAT